TGTAGACCTGATGCAACTTCTTGTCCTTGGCGGCAACAAGCAGTTTTGCTTCGTCTTCGTGAAGACCCTCAAGCATCTGGACAAACATTGCTTCTCTCTTGTTCTGGGTAATCTGTGGGTTGCCACCCTCAATGAAGTGATACAACTTTCGTGCTTCATGTGCTAGTACATTGTGCTCTGTACCCTCTGGTGCTTCTGCCGGTGTATATGGAACTTCACCCTCTGGGAGAGCCCACGCAATCTTGGGATCAAATGAGGACTTGATCACCATACGCAATGCATCTGTATTGTACTTGCGTAGATGTTCAATCTTCTCATCCTTTGTCTTCAACTTTGCGACCTTATTCAGAACCTCTGAAAATAGAGGTGTATATGTATCGACTGCCATTTTAAAATTCTCCTATGGATTCAACGAGGTTTCGTAACCTCTTTTCTGTAAAATAATTTAGTAGTTTGCTACGGTCACCTTCTGGCGCATTGTTCCACTCATCTAGAATTTTGAAGAAGAGTTCAGCAGGCGACTTGGTTAGGTCAATCAGAGTTTCATTTCTCTGGAAATTTCTTTTGACCTCATCATTGGGAAGGTCAGTCCAACCACCAGCAATGAAAGACGTAATCTTTTTCTTACTCAGCGGCTTCTGACGTAGACCATCAACGAAGGTATTGTCTGGGGACAACACGTTAGGGACACCATCACTGGAGTCACCCTTCATAACGTGTTCGTTCAGATATTCTTTTGGGTCAACACCATTTATATACTTCTTGGTGATGGGACTGTACTGTGTCACATTGCGATATTTCTGTAACTGAATGAAGTCCTTGTCACCAGAGAGAATGAGGGTCTTACCGTTTTCATACTCCAACTCACCACACAGAACCGCGATGATATCATCTGCCTCTGCACCATATACTTCAAGGAACTTATATGGGAAGAACTCTTTCAGCTCTGCCTTGATGGTATTCAGACACTCAAAGATGGCATCCCAATTCAGATTGGAATCATCTCGTGTCTTCTTACGATTGCGTTTGTAGTTTGGGAAGTAGTCTCGACGCCAGTAGTGCTTTGAGTCGTAACAGAGAACCAATTCTCCATACTCTTCACGAAACATCGTGCGATACATGCGAATTGAATTGAGGATCATATGGCGAACCATATCAATCTCTGGTTCGACCTTCTTATTCATATTCAAGTGCATCATCACACTAGCCAGACTAATCTGGTTCATGTCAACTAAAATCATATCAACCTCTATTTATAATCGTCGCATTGAAACTCATCATGCGCCTTTCACCTTCGACAGAGAATGGATACACAAAGTGTTTCAACCATGAAGGAAACACAAGGAACTTACCAACCTCAGGCTTGAACTTCAGATTGTCACTGCGAAAGTTCTGGTTCTCACCAAACGCAAATTCGATAAGACCCTTTGCTGGATAGTGGTCCTTGAAGTCCTCATCCCATTCTTCTGTCATACCCTCTGGAACCTTTAGATAGATTGCAGCAGAGAAATCTCCATTGTGGTGGTGAATAGGATTAAAGTCACCAGCATACTGACTAACCACCCAACTCTGCGTCAGGTGGATATTGTCTAGAGTTGGTTTTACTCCTTCACCCACTATTCTATTATAACTGTGTGCGCGGTTTTTGTCAAGCATATAATTCAGATAATCTAGACAACCCTGCTTCATTGTGCGAAACAGGTAGTCACGGTCAGACTTATCTTTGACAGGGATTTGAATTTCCTTGTTAACCTTGCCTACCAGTTTATGAGAAAAGTCCCACTGTTTACTCTTCTCCTCATCTGCAAGAACATCATCTGCAACAGTGTTTACGATGTCAATGAAACGCTCTGATACTGTAGTCTCTAGGATAGCAGGACTATATGGTTCATGAAACTTCTGGGTCATCATCCTCATCCATTCTCATCAACTCTACCATCTCATTCAGTTTATCCATTCGAATGACTGTTCGATGTGAGTTATCCAATTCAATTGTCGTTTCTGTGAATGTATCGACAAACTCATGGAGTGGGTATTCAAGACCAGCATCACGATATAGAAGTGACTTCACAAGTTCAATCACCAAGGAAAGGTCACGAGAAAAGGTTCGTTCTCCAATGTCTACATCATTATCACTCATCATATGAATCATATCCATCACAAGTTTAGATGACAGTTCTTCACAGAACTCCATCTCCTCTTGACGAAGAAGCTCTTCCTCATTTTGAACGACGACTTTTCTTTTTCGCCACGGTCCTTTTATTACGTTTCCCTCGTTTGGGTTTTGGTTCTCCGTCATCTTTTACAACGACCCCTCTTTCTTTATCAAGCATTTCTTGTGTGTAAACTTCACCCATGTCTGGGTAGAATGTTCCCACGTTACGTTTTGGATTTCCGTTCTTGTCGTATGCAAGTGCGATACAACGGTTTCTAATTTTATGCTCCTGATACTCTCCATAGAAACTGTCTACCCAATCTCCAGTGCGAAGGTATGACTGCATACTACTTATGTATCCTTCATGGACTTTGAGTTGTGCTTCTGCACCCTTGACCTTTTGACGAACAGACTGACGACTTGACTTTGCCAACTCCTTTTGAGTCTTGATCCACTTTTTGACCTTTGCAGGACTCAATCCGTGATCGTCTGGTAGATTACGAAGACTCTCATGAATACTCGACTTACCATAGTCAGGGTTTTTTGCTGCTCTTGCTTCTCTTGCCTTCTCTAGACGTTTTGCTGCAGCAGCCCTCTGTTCCTCAGTCATGGGTTTGCGAGGTTTACGTTTCTTTGGTGCTGTCCATCCACTGTTGTCCGTCTTGACAGTTACCTTCTTTCTAGGCATGGATTAGTATCCTTCGTTTTCCATTCGTTTCTTTAGATCACGTTCTGAACGGCGTTTTGCTGCCGCCTTTGCCTTACGACGCTTGGTTCCCTTCGACTCATAGTACTCACGTTCTCGTAACTCATTGAAGAAACCATCTTCTGTTAGTTTCTTCTTTAGAATACGCATCGCCTTATCGACGTTGTTGTTACGAACTTCAATTCTCACCTTTGTCTCCTTCTCTAGAGTAATATACATTCTTTAGTTCAAATAAGTCAATGCACTTTTGGCATCCACTACAAGGTTTCGACAAACCAGTAATCCATTTACGGTTTGTCTTGTTTCTCTTTGCCCTTACAATATATAGTTCACACTTCGACAGGTCATCAACATCGACAGACTTGAGTGCATTCTTGATTGCATGGACTTCTGCATGAAAGAAAACTGCATCCTTGTTCTTACAGAACTGAGCCTGAAAGGGATGCGACTTCTTATGATTGTATCCGTAGGAAATGACTTTACCCTTGCGTACCACTGCGGCAGCAATTCTTGCACCACGGACAGGTTCCACTGACTGTGCAAGTCGAAAAGTTTCATCGAAGATTTCAGCGTTCACCCTCGCCTCACCAGCCAGGATCAGAGTAGTCTCTGTCCTTCTTATAAGATGCAAAACCATCTAGTCCGTATGCTGGGCAAACCATAATCTTCTCCGGCAACCCCATGCTATCCTTCTCACCTGCTTCACCACAGATGAAGAACACACCAGCCTTTTCAGACATTGCATGTTTCAGAATAGTCTCGTACTTCTCAACTTTCTTGCGAAGGAGCAGTACTTCTTCATAGTAATCCATCATATCAGGCATTATCCTCGCCTCACTCATCTACCTCATGATCCCAATAGCGACAATAAAAATGATCACCATATGAATCTATTTCATGCTGCGGGTAACCATTCTCAACAAGCCATTTCTTTGTATCCTTGATACCTTCTGGTAATTCTTTTGGAAAGCCATACTTCCAACCAGAAGGCGGATCAATAATTAAAATCTTCATCCTCGCCTCATCTTTGCAACTTCTTCAGCAGACTTCTTGTTTCGTACCGGCACTGCATTGGACTTGTGCATCTGTGCAATACCAATAATCTCTGTGCCGGTATAGACCTTCTCTTCTTTCTTTGCCATTGTAGGATTGTAGAATTGGTCGGAGCGAGAGGATTCGAACCTCTGATCTCCACATCCCAAATGTGGCGGATTACCAGACTTTCCTACGCTCCGTTTGTTGGCGCTC